CCATGACTCTCAACAATAAAGAAATAGACAAGCTAATCACTGACAATCTTATCAAGCTATCAAGAGCAAAACAACAAAATGACAAAGCCATGATTGAACGATATGAGTATGAGATAAGGTTATTGGAAGTGGCCTACCACTAATTTATGTGGTAGCACCAACAATAATCAGAAGAACTGCTGGTATGCACATAAAGCGAGACATAAAGCGTGAATTAATAAACACTTCCAAAACTGGTATTCACCCAAATGAAATAGTGAACAATGCTATAGCTGAAATAGCACAGCATGAAACAACATCAGGCAGTGGCACAGCACCAGCTTCTGCCTCAGTGCCATGGTTGCTAAAGAAACAACGAGAATTAGCAGAGCAAGGTGAAGACAGCAACCAAAACCAAGATCGTGATAGCAGCACCAAGAAATAATAATTTCCTGCAATCTAGCAGCGAAGAAACAATTATTTCCTTTTCTTAGTTTAGTTTGTATCTTTTAGTTAGACTAACTAATTTCTGTGACAGTTAAAGAAGAGGCTTTTGTTAAACGCCTAGAAACTGAAAGAAAACCCATACCAGATATTACTTATTCAATTATTTCTATGCGTAATGCTGGTCTTGTAGCTGACAGATCAGCATTTTTCTCACAATTAATAGACACAGGCAGTGGCAATGGCAAAGACCTGCCTGCTGTTGATGATAAAGACATTAAACGCATTTTAGGTCCAAATGTATCAGCAGCATTCAAGCCAACTTACAGCTTTGAAGAACTGATAAGATATCATGAAAGCTGGAGAGAAGATGGCATAACCAGTATGGCCATAGAAGTGTTAGCTCAATCAATATTAGGAGATCATTTTAGAACAGTCATAGACGTAAATGATGAATTTGATAGCTCTGATGAACGCAAAGCCACTTTAGATGCCCTGAAGAACAACCCAAAGCTGAAGAGCTTCAAACGTGAAATTGATATAATAAACAAAGACGTTAAAGCTACTACCAACTTCAAAGCACTGTTCATTCAGGCTGCAGTCTTTGGATCAGATGCTGCAATTATTGAAAGAGACCCAAAGACTAGCCTGCCTATGGCTCTAAAAATATTGCCAGCTATGTCTTTAGGCCGAAGATTCGTCGATAAACGCAGTTGGCAGTTAATAGGTCTTGAATATCTTGACTACAAATTCCCACAGTCAATCTTAAAGTCTGAAGATATCTTTTATGTTGCTCTAAGAAATTATCACATGTCCCCAGGGACATATCATTATGGCTATTCTCTATTTGAAAAAATAATTTCGCTGTCAGAAACGAACCGAGTGATAAACCAGCGTAACCTACCAGAAACCAACTTTCGATTATGGAGTCCAATGCTGCTAATCAAGATGCCCAACAATGTAAACCAAACGATAATGAACAAACTACAGGATGATGTAGCTAATGGAGCAGGTAATGCTATAGTCACTAATCAACAGGTGAACATAGATCCAGTAGTTATTAATGTAAGCTTGCAGGAAATGACATCTGAACGTTCACAAAACAACCTAGAAATAATTAGACAATTGCAGATGCCTGAACTGCTATACAATCCTGATGTTATGAACAGAGCCACCAGCCAAGAACTGATGGAAGCCTGGAATGTTTTCGTGTTGCAACCATACCAAAACTGGCTAGCTGACATAATTCAAGAACAATGGATAGACCCCATTTTAAAGACATTGATAGACAATGACCAAAAAGGCATAATAGATGAACCCGGAGAGGGCTTTGTGCCACCAGAAGAACAGCTTACTATTCAACCTGAAATTCCACCACCACCAACACCCAGAGTAAATGTCACTGATACATTCGCCAATGACCCAACAAGTAAAACCCCAGCCAGAAAGACAGAGATACAGCATACATTGCCACCTCAACAACAACAACCTAATCAACCAGGACAAGAACCACAACAACAGCCAGAAGCCTTTGGGCTATTTGATGGTGCTATAGACCCAATAACAGGAGAAATAAAGGTAAGCAGATTAAGATGGAAAATTAAGGTTGTATTTGACCCAGTTAATCTTGATGTCTTTTTGGATAAAGTCAAAGCTTACATGATTTTATTCAACAATGGAGCTGGCCCAATTGGAGGTGAACGTGTGTTGAAGGGTGTTGGTCTAGATGAGGACATACCAGACTATCAACAAAGACAGCTAGACAAGCAAGCATTCCAGGAAGCACAATTTGGATTAAGACAAAAGATAGTAGATGTTAGAGCAGCAATGATGGATAACAACCCAACACCTAACACTGGTGGACCAGCAACAGGATTTGAAGGTGATGTAACCAAGAACCTAAAAGACACCCTGAAAGTATCACCTAAAGCTGCATCTTTGCAATTACAAGACTCAATACCAATAGAAATAGCTGAACAATTAGAATTTGTGCCTTCAGTAATAAAACGCAGATTAGAACAAGAACAGAAAGAAGACAAGCAACGCCTTACACTAATGGAGCAGCTAATGCCAAAGATATTGAAGAAACTAGATGAGATTTAAATCTCTCTTGGTAGACCCACCAAGACCAGGCCAAATCTACTCACAAGTTTGATTACATTTCACACAAATAACTTTATGAACATAATCATGGCCACCACTTCTGTATTCATTTACTAATCTGCCACCACAATTAGCACACCGCTTGGGAGTCATTGGCAGGTCTCCCCACCAAGACCACATGAGAGCACAAAACAGTGACCGACAGTATCACCGAAAAAGCTCTTGCCATGACCGAGGACATTCTGTTCTGGCGGCACGGTTTCCCGTTGCATACTATTCTTAGTTCTCACAATTAATAGACATTATTGTTAGTTATTAAATGGCTTTCGTAGAAGGTGGAGCATTCAAATGCTCAGCTCATGACTTTGAAACAGAAAGTGTTGTAGAATGGAATGAACACTGTATTGATAATCCTGCTCATACTGAATCTGGAGAAACAGCTTGTGTAAGATGTGGTGTAAAGATATATTTCACACAATTGCCTTACCACCCAATAGACCCAAACACAGGTTCTAAGAATATTTCTTTAAGGTGTGAAGAATGCGATTCAAAGATGATGGGAACAGTTCAACGCAGTTCAACTAAACAAGAGGTTGCAACATAAATGATGTCGCAATTTGCATCAGCAGGATTTTGCTCAGCAGTTGTTACAAAACATAAAACAGGTAAACAAAAAGTAATAGCATTATTTCAACATAACCTACTAACTGATGCTGGTAAAGACTGGATGCATGCCCAAATCTACACAAACACTTCAACTGGAACAAGAGGAGCAGGCTTTATAGCAAGCACTGAATCTGTAATCACACCCGCTGTCGGGAACACCACGTTAACTGGAGAGATTGTAACTAATGGTTTATCAAGAGCTGATGCTGTTACTAAAACACATACCGCAGCCAGTAATTCAACATTGGTTGAGCACACTTTTACTGCAACAGGTTCATTCACTTCTGTTTTAGCTTCAGCCTTATTCAATGCCTCATCAGCTGGAACAATGCCTCACATTGCTAACTTCTCAACAGGTTCAGGAACTCTGGTAGCTAATGATACGCTCAAAATTTCATGGACTAATAACTTAAGCTGATTTATTGACAAAGCTTTATTTTCATTCTACAGCTAACGCCCAAGCTGGCTTACCAACTACTGAACAATCTTCACTAGCAGTAGACAACAATGGTGATTCAGCAGGCACCAACAGAACTATGAACACTACGATAGGCACAGCCCAGAACAGCATTGACTGTCCTTCAAATGCATCAACCAGTTCTCAAGTATTACACTTCACTAGATTTGTTACTAGAACATTCAGCAATACCAGCATAGCAGCAAACACATGGAATTATGCTTTTGCTGTTGAGGAAGATAATGTTAATGCCAACTTCCCATGTTCAGGTTCAGGTAAATCTATAACAATATGTGTTTATGTCTGGAATCCAGTCACACAAACCAAGGTAGGCAACATTATAGATGGCTCAACCAACACTGATTACACAGAACCCAGTTCTTCAGCCACAGAAACCTCATTATTTGGCACATTTGCAGGAGCAGCAGTAAACAGCATACCGAGTGGCTGTGTTATTGTTTATGAATGCATGTTTCAGATAACACAAAACAATGCAACAGCCAGAACCCTAACCTTCTACTATGATGGAACCACAGAAAACAATGCCAACAGCAACACAGTAAGCAATCATGCTTCATACATTGAGACACCTCAAACCATAACCTTTCAAAATAATGCTGTAGCAGCATTAACAAGCACAGTAACCATAGGAGCTGTAGCACCAACTAGAAAGAAAGGCTCAATTAAAGCCATACCAACAACAGTAAGCTCAACAACAAGCAGCTTAACCAGATTAACAACCAAAAAGCGAACTGTAACTCAAACAGTAACCATATTATCAACTGCTGATAAGATACTAGCCCATAACAAAGTAGCAACTCTCACTGAAACTGTAACTGTGGGAGCAGTAGCACCAACTCAACTAAGATCAAGAGTCAGAGTAATTCCAACAACCATAACCATATCATCAACACCAACCTATATTCAAGTGCCCAACAGACCAGTAAGAAAACTCATAGAAAACATATTGATAAACAGCACAGTTATCAAAAAGAGCTCAAAGAAGAGGTCACTTCTTAATTAACATGGCAAAGGAAATGAGATAGGTAACTAACTAAATGGTTCAATATACAACCAATGTATCAGCCACTTCAAACACAACAATAAACACTGCTGATGTATTTGTAGAACTAAAGGCACCAACTGGTATAACTATCAAAGTAAAACGTGTAAGAGTTGGTTATTCAGATGGAACAGCAACTGTTGGACTTGATAACTATTTCATGGTTAAACTATACAGATGGGATACAACAACAGCTGGCAGTTCAACAGCATTCACACCAGTTCTACGAAACGCTAACTTACCTATCTCAGTATTGCCAGCTTCAGGTTCATGTAAGATAAAAACAACAACCACAGCCCTAGCCTTAGGCACAACAAATGTCACCATCATAGACCAAATCTCAATAAATACAAGAGCACTTTATGAATGGTTAGCGAGAGATGATGACGATATGATAGTAGTTAAACCAGCTTCATGTTTTGCTGTTGTTATTCAGTCAGCAGTTGTATCACAAAAGTTTACTGTAAGTGTTGACCATGTTGAATGACAAACATATACAGTGCTGTGGTTACTGCCAGCTTTACAGCTAACACAGACCAATTAGCAATAGAAATAGATGCACCAGCAAACACAACTCTCAAAATAAAAAAGATAAGAGTTACAACAGATGATGGCACTGGATTAACAACCGATGATAACTACCATTCAATAGACTTAATCACTGAATCTGTTGCTGGAACTGGAATGTCTTCTTATACTCCTATAGCACTAGATGCTAATGCACCTGCTAGTGTATCAACATGTAAGATTGGTCCTGGAACAAAGGGCACAGTAGCATCAACAATTGATGCTCTAAGTGTTCATGCTGGCACTGACTTTTACTGGGCAGCAGCAGATGAAGACGATAAAATCGTTATAACTCCTGGCTCAATATTTGGGATAGTGATTAATCAAGCTGGTTAACATACAGCAAACAACATGGACTGCACCTTGTGGATGTATTATCGAATATCAATGGGATTTAGACTTAGGTAGCACCAGACCACACACAGCTACAAACATAAAACAACGCTGTAGTCAGCACCCAGCAGCAAACACAGCTAACATTCAACAACACCATGATAAACTCTTAGAAGAACATCAAAAACAATCATACAGTGTTAGCACTCTATTAGAAAATTTTCCAACAATAGTAGGAAAAGCACCAGATAGCAAGGGACAAGTAGACTGGCGTGATGATGTGCCTTATTCATATCAATGGAATGGCACATTTCCAAATAGAACTCTAACAGTTACAATTGGAAATCTAAATCTAACACAAGCACAAAAGAATACAGCACAACAAAAGGTAGACCAAAGATTAGGAGCTGGCACTGTAACATTGGTCTTTGTTTAAAAAATGGTTAAATCTCTAGTTTATTCCAGTTCAAATGGTGGAGATATCCGCTCAACTGTAGCTGGTGATTATGATTCAGTTTGTTGTGGTGTATCATTTTCTGATGTATCTGAAACTTCTGATGGTAAAACAGTATGGCGAACACCAGGCACATTCTCAAACTATTGGATGAATGTTAACACCAACAACCAGACAGGAGCAGCCACAATAATGCTAAGAAAGAATGGAGCAAACAGCGCGATAACATTATCAATTTCAGCAGGAGCAACAGGTGAATTTGAAGATACAACCCACACTGTGGCTGTAGCAGCAGGAGATTGGTTTGCCATGCAGCAACTATCAGGCAGTGCAGCTAATCTAAAATGCTTAATGTGGTCTTTACAGTTTACTCCAACCACCACAACTGATTGTGTATCTAAACTAGGCACTTGCCATGGTGGTAATACAACCACAACAGCCTCAAACACTGCCTATCTAGGCCATGGAACTGATAACTTTCCTAATGCTACTGAAGCCAACAGACAATTATCAATACCAGTAGCAGTTACAGCCAAAAACCTGCATGTTAATACTGCTGCTAATAGAGCAACAGGCACAACCTACACATTCAGAGATAATGCAACCAGCAAAACCATGACATTAAATGCCACTGGAGCAGCAGGTGTTTTTGAGGATACATCCCACACAGATGCTGTAGCTGCTGATGATTTAACAGATATTGTTCAAATTACAAGCACTGGCACTGATACAGTAGACCCAAGAGTTAACACAGTTGACTATGTTTCAACCAATGGGGATTCACTGCTTTATGCTTATGCAAGTGCTAACAATGGTGTTCAGGTCTTTGCTATCAACACAACTGGCTATGTTATGATTGGCAGCATGCAGCAAGGCCAAACAACAGAAGCAAATCAACAACTAAAAACCAGACTGGTAACTGCTACAGATGGCACTTGCATTGTAAAGCTTTTGAGAGTAAGTGTATCAGCCAATGCCACAACAGTAGCCTCAACAGTAGACTTTAGAAAGAATGCAGCATCAGGCACACAAACAATATCAATTGCTGGTGGTGCAACAGGCATCTTCACAGATACAACTCACACTGACAGCTTAACAGCTTCAACAGACAAAATAAACTTTAGAGTGGTTAATGCTGATGCCACAACTGCCCATACATTAACTCTACGCTACATAGTTGCAGTTCTTAATATAGTTCCACCAGTTACAACACTTCCAGCCACAGTATTTGTTGAATGGGAAGAGGCCTGATTAGCAGAAGATGGTAGCTACAACAGTAACAATGGCCTTATGTGCTGTTAATAGCTATCCCACTTCATGCAGTGTAACTACCAACATTTCCTCTGTTGTAACTGCTCCTGTAATGGCATCAATCAATCAAGATATTGCTAGAATTGATGCATATGATGAAATCTATGATTTATGGTATATAATTCAGGCACCAGCAGCAGTCAACAATGTAGTAAAATCATTAACTGAAACTGTTGCTGTCTCTGATGCATCAAGCCCAACAAGATTAGCAGCCAAAAACAGGACAGTAACTGAAACAGTCACCATATCTTCACCTCTAACAAGACTAGCAGCTAAACAACGACCATTAGCCACTGAAACTGTAACTATTTCCTCAACAGTAGCACGAATAAAAGGCTCAGTCAAGGCATTAACAGAAACAGTAACCATAGCAACAGCAAGTCTAGCCATGCTACGCAACAAGATTAGAACAATAACAACAACAATAACCATATCTTCACCTGTAACAAGACTAGCAACTAAAGCCAGAGCATTAGCAGCTGAAACAGTTACAATATCATCAACTGTAGCAAGAGTAAAAGGCTCAGTTAAAGCCTTGACCGAAACTGTAACTACCTCAACAGCGAGTTTAGCTATACTTCGAAACAAAATAAGAACAATAACCACAACAATAACGATTTCATCAACACCAGGCAGACTAACAGCCAAGATTAGAAGCCTAACAGAGACAGTAACCATTAGTTCAACCGTAGGAAGACTGAAAGCAAATGTCAGAATACTCACTGAAACTGTTACAATAAGCTCAACAGTAGCAAGATCTAGAGGAATTGTTAAAACAATAACTCAAACGATAGCCATCACTGATGCAGTAGTCAAATCTAAGGGCATAATTCGAACTTTAACTCAAACTATAGCAATATCAGATAGCTTAGGCCCATTATTACGAAACAAAATAAGAACAATCACTGAAACTATCACAATTTCTTCAATTCCTACAAGATTATCAACATTAACCAGGTCTTTATCACAAACAGTCACTATTAGCTCAACAGTCACCAAATCAAAAGGAGCTGTTAAAGCACTAACCGAAACAGTCACCATTTCTTCAACAGTAGTTAGGTTAGTAGCCAAAATTCGAACTATAACTGAAACCATAACAATAAGCAGCACTCCTGCAAGATTAGCCCAAAAGATTAGAACTCTAACTCAAACAATTAGCATAACAGATGCTGTATCAAGAATTCTAGGAGCTAGAGCAATATCAAAAAGCCTAACTGAAACTGTAACAATAACCACAGCCTCACTAAACCTGCTAAGAAACAAAACTAGAACATTAACTGAAACAATTACCAGCGCAGCAATACCAGCAAGACTATCAGCAAAAACCAGAAGTGCTACTGATTCAATAACAATCAGCTCAACAGTAGCCAGAATCAAGGGAGCAGTAAAAAGCCTAACAGAAACCATTACAATAGCCTCAACAGTTGCTAGATTAGCCCAAAAGATTAGAACATTAACTCAAACTGCAACTGTAGCAGATGCTGTAACAGCAACAAAAGCAGGAGCTCATAACATATTCAAAAGCCTCACTGAAACTATCACAATAGCCTCAACAGTTACGAGAACACAAACCAAAATTCGTTTACTAGCAGAAACGATATCACTAACACCAAGCACATTATCAAAAATAGCATCAAAGAATCGTGCACTAACCCCAGAGTCAGTAACCATAAGCTCAACAGTAACCAAAATACGAGGCATAGTAAGAACTGCAACTAACACAGCTAATGCAATATCAACCCTAACAAGATTAGCCAAAAAGATTAGAACTCTAGCAGAAACCACAACAATTCAAGACCAAGTAACAGGAGTAGGCCCAAACACATTCCCACCAGCTAAACGCCCACCAAGACCCAGTGTAAGCATTCTAGCTCAGGAATTACGTTATGTTACAACAGTCAGCAAAGATGTTCAACGCTTTCTCTTGGAAACTGTAAAGATATCAGAAATAGCACCAAGAATACAAGTAAAACGTTATAGCAAGATAATAAGAACAGCCAGAGTTAAGAAAATAGTGCGCATACTTGATTTAGTTAAACTAGCAGACGATATTTATCATAAAAGGTAATAAAAGAAAATGTCATTTGTAGATTTTAGAGAGGTAACAACCCCAGCAGCAGGATCAACCACCAAGTATGGTAGCCAAGACTTGCTGGATATAATGCAGATATTGAATGGCAAAGTTACAGCAGACAAAAGACCCCATGTAATAAACCCATGGCGATGGGATGCCAGCTTTGATATGAAAGAAATTGTAGCACCTTCAAGCCCATCAACAAATTACCAAAGCCTTTACATTGATTCAACTACTCATAGACTAGCATTAAAAAGCTCAACTGGTCTGATACAAGACCTTGGTGTTACTGGATTAGTTTCACCAATGGTAGAAAGAACAGGTTATTGGATGCCTGTTGCTGGCACGACATTAACAACAGCCAACACATTAGGAGGCATATTATCACAGCATGTTCTTACTGGAGCTGGAACTGTAACCAACACATTTGATACAACAGATGGTATTTTATCAAATATAACAAGTGGAGCAGTAGCAGGCAACATAGCTGGTATTGTTAGCCCAACTGCAGGAGTTGGAATAGGTAGACGATTATTTGGAGCTAGAGCAGTAACCAGAGCCAAGATAGATTCTACCACTTCATCTAAATTTCTGTTTGGCTTTACTTCTAATAGCACATTACCAGTAGCAGCAGCCACTCAGCCTTTGGCAACGGGTGATGGTGGTATTTTGGTTGGCTTTGTTGAAACTGGAACTGGCTCAACAAACTGGACAATATGGCATAATGATGCTGTATCACCAGTAACTGCTGATAATGTATCAGGACCAATAGCCAAAGACGCCAATATGCATACAATAGAAATAAACTGGCCAGCATCAGGAAACATCACAGTATTATTTGATAATGTAGTTCAAACCATTACAACTGATTTACCACCATTAACTTCTAACTTATTCTTCAATGAAGTAGCAGTAACAACAACCACAACAGCAAGAACTATATCAACTGAAGGAGCCTGGATAGAAGCATATGACTAATGAAATCCAGACTGAGAAACCACAAAAGATAGGCATTAACCCAAACCCAACAATGGTAGCTCTAACACAAGCTGAAGACCTTACAGCCCATCTAGAAATGGCTAGAACTCAAATAGAAACTCTCAAATCAGAAAGAGATTCAATAGCTGGCACAGTAAACAGATTAGATAGAGAACTAGCCCAACAAAAGGATGAAACAGCCAAACAACTTTTAATTAACGAAAACTTATTCAAAACATTCCAAGAGCTATATTCAATGCATTCACAATTATATGACCAACTAATCACCAGTAATACAGCCATAACAATAACAGCAGGAAAAAATGCTGAAGCTCTAGTCAAGTTTAAGTTCACTTTACCACAACAGGAGCAAGCTAAACAATAGAGATATGTCGTATACCGATTTTAAAGAACTCCCAAATGTAGATCCAGGAGATTCAACCCATTATGGTAGCGACCAACTAAAAGAAATAGTTCAAATTCTAAATGCTAAAGTTGTAGCCAATAAAAGACCCAACATAAAGAATCCATGGCGTTTCTCTGACCGAATAGAACTGATGGCTGCACCCAGCATACCAACAGCACCCACCTCAAGCAACTATGTCAATTTATTCATAGACCCTTCTGACTTTCACCTAAAAGTTCAGGATGTTAGTGGAACTCTAACAGACCTACAACTATTCTCTCTTGATACCAACACATTAGCCTACACCAACCCAACCAACAATGTCTTGGGAGATATTCTAAAAAACAATGGTGTAAAATATATCAGATTTCAAAAAGGCAATCAGGATGAGGTATTAACAGTAGGAGCAACAGACCTACAATACCAGAAGATAGCCAATGCCAATATAAGCACAACAGCAGCAATAGCCTGGACAAAGATAGACAAAACAGGCTCTAAAATAAAAGACCTGGCTGATGCTTCAACAATGAACCCAACTAATGGCCAAGTCCCAACATGGAACACTTCACTATCAAGATGGGATGCCCAAACACCACCCGGAAGCAGCACTGGAGAAGCTAATACAGCTTCAAACCAAGGAGTGGGAGGAACAGGAGTATTTAATGCCAAAGTTGGTGTTGACCTTCAATTTAAGAACATCAATGCTGGTTCTAACAAAATTACAGTTACGAATGATACAGTGAACAAGGAAATAGACATTGATGTTGCTCAAGCAAACCTAACCCTAAGCTCATTAGGTGGTTCAATAACAGATGCACAGTATCCCAACACACCTTCAGGCAAGACTTACAATATTGATACGAATACTGTAAAACATTCAACGACAAATGCTCAAGGGGATATTCTTGCATATGATACAACTGCTGCTAAATATATTAGAATACCACGAGGCACAGCCAACCAAGCTTTACGAGTAAATTCTGGAGGAACTGATATAGGATGGACAAGTGTAATTGTGCCAACTGTGCTAGGTGGCACTGCTACTTTCTCAGGTAATGGAGTAACCAAAACTTTCAACATAGCCCATGGAGCTGGCACAACCCCCACAAAGTTTGCTGTAACACCAACGTCCTCAGTGGCTAATTATGCTAATTATCAACCAGCTTATCCAGCTGAACATAATGGTGCTCATTATTGGATTACAGCAGACTCTGTTAATCTTGTAGTGAATTATGGTTATGCTCCAGTGTCAGGCACTAATAACTTGACATGGGCATGGGTGGTGTTTATCTAAAATGAGTTTTACTGATTTTAAAGAGGTTAACATAGCCAATCCTGGAACTGCAACCAAGTATGGTTCCAATGATTTGCTCGAAGTGATGAAAATCTTCAATGGCAAAGTTGTAGCTTCACGACAAGTTAGAATACTAAATCCATTTCAATTCATAGACCATGTAGAAATAAAAGCCCCAGCAACACTACCAGCTTCACCAACTCTAGCTACAGTAAGACACATTGTGGTAGACCCAGCAGACAATCATTTAAAAATACAAAAGACTGGAGGCTCAATGATAGACCTAGATGCCTTAGTAGCCAACACATGGAATTCTTCAGGAGCAGAAACATTAACCAACAAAACCATAAGCATTGATCTAAACCCACTAAACCACTCAACAACAAACACAGCAGGAGATATTCTAATAAACAATGGAACCAGATATTCCAGAAGAGGAAAAGGCACAGCTTTACAATTATTGAGGGTAAACGCAGCAGCAACAGACCTAGAATATGCTGATCCTGCAGTTGTAGCAGGAGGTGGAGAAACCAACACTGTTAGCAACATAGGCACTGCTGGAATTGGTGTTTTCAAACAAAAAACAGGAGTTAATTTTGAGCTAAAGAAATTATTTGCTGCCTCTAGCAACATGTCAGTAGTAGATGATGTTGCTAATAACAAGATAAACCTGGATGTTAATCTAGCATCTATCACTTTAGGCTCATTAGCAGGAACTGTGAATTTATCTTCACAGGTAACTGGAACTCTTGGTGTTGCTAATGGTGGCACTGGTGCTAGTTCACTAACAGGCTTGGTAAGAGGCACAGGAACTGGAGCATTTTCAGGCATAGCTAATGGTGCAGCTGGAAATGTGCTAACAATGGTTGGTGGTCTACCAGCATGGGCAGCACTACCATCAGCAGGAACTAGCTCAGCATTTATGCCAGATGTTACAAAGTGGGGTGGCTTCTGGGGTGGAGCAACATCAGGAACAGGTATATTAGGAGGAGCAGCAGGCTATGGCAATTCTATAACTGGTGACCAATCAAGCGCAACAGACAACTTTACAACCTTCACAACAGATAGCAGTGATGCAGCAATAGCTGGATTCAAAACATTATGCAGCATTACCAGAAGAAGCTATACACCTGTTGTTAATTTCAGATTCAAGATAGGAGATAATTCAAATAATAGAGTATGGATGGGTCTCTCAACTGAATCTACTATTGCTTTGAATGCTGGTGGGGATGACCCATTATCAGGTGGAGCATCTGGATTATTGTTTGGCTATTCTGATATTCATAGCAATTTTCAAATAACTTATGCTGTATCTGGCTCATCTAGCTCATTCATAAGCACAGTAGCAAAGAATACATCAGTCCATGACTTACAATTAGAATTTGATAATGTAGCAGGCAAAATCAAAGTAACATTAGATGGAACAGTTTATACCCCAGCTGGAACTAGCAACACCCCAGCCACAACCACACCCCTATTTCTACACTTCAACATAGAAGCTATAGGTAGCAATGCAAGACAATTGTCAATAAACTATTGTAAAATAGCTGCAAATGATTAGTTCTCATTCTATCTAAAACACAAAAGCACAATGTATTATGTTCGAATTCCAAAGCAAACACTATGAACCCAGCACAGATGATTTATTTCTTGTTTATACTGCTATAGATGATTCATTCAACAAAAATGGCTGGAAGGTAGAAGATATTGATAAAAATATTACCAGTGGACTAGGCAGACCAGGCGTTATAAAGCCCAAAGACCCATTAAACCCACTAGATAAAAACCAAGAAGGCAATTTTATACATCCTGAATTTCCTAATGCCACATTAGTTGAATTATTACAAGGACAAGAGGCTTTTTCAATAGCCAGAGCAGTTAGATTGGATAAACCCAGTCTTGGTGCCGATTGGAGAGTATGGCTTCAGGTTACCGATCCAACAGCCAAGCTGGCCCTAAAGAATGCCTCGGCTAATTCCGATTATCCTAGATATATCAGTCCACAGGTTATCACATTCCCATCAGATTTCCCAGAAGAGGATAGAACAAACACATACAAACACTGGATAATTTCACACTGGGCATTTGTTGATGTTCCTGCTTATGGAGAGAAGATGCAACTACGAGGCAATTGCTATGGCCATATCAAAGACTGTAAGATAAAACTGCAAAATGCAAGCACTGCTGGCTTTTGTGTAACAGGAGCAATAAAGGCTCTCTCTAGTAGTTCTCACAATACAAATTCGCAAACTCAAAGCATAGATATGTCTGAACAGACTACTAATGCGAGTCCCATAAGAAGCAACTCGCAAGAAGTTGGCTCAACAAATAATACATCAGGACTGGTTTATGCATGGCAACCTGTTTCTACTACAACAAGCAATAACACTCAACCAATTATCAACAATATACCACCATCAAAACAAGAGCCTGAACCACAATCAGACCAGCAAAAGCCAGGTCTAGAAAGAGGTGACACTAGAGTTAGAGATGGTCCTCCAGATAAGGAAGAACCAAAAGAAGCTAGGATAGCAGGCCTGCCTGAATCAGTTCCTGAATTACAGAAAATGATTATAACTCAACAAGAACTTATTCAAGACCTAAACAAACGATTCACAGCCTTAGAGAAAGACAATAACATTAGGAAACAAACTGAGCAACGCTATTACGCAGCTTCAAAAGTAGCAAGATATGGCAGTCAATTCAAATCAAAAGATGCTTTCGAAAAGGAAGTCGATATTGCATTAAGATATTCCTCAGTAATGTCAGAGCCAGAACTAGAGCAATATCTAGCTGACAAATTTGGTAAATCTCAGACCCAATTTCCAGTAGCCAAATCAGCTGCTATTGTAGCCGATACTAATCATGATGTGCCAGATTTCAATGCTAAGAATGCCTCATCTAATAGTTCTGATAATAACAGAAAAATCATTGAGGTAATGGATATGTTTGAATCCAGTCAAGGAGTTGCCTAATCGATGGGTGTTCCATCAGGATATTCATTAGCTGAACCAGGATTCAGTTTTAAGCAAATAGGTGCACAACCTAAAGCAACAACAGGAGGAACAGGCCAACTATATGGCGATCTCTTAGTATGGAATAAAGCCAGCAGTAGATGGGATAAAGGAGCAGCAGCCAGTGTTGGAAGATTTGGCTTTTGTGGCAACACAACCATTCTAGCACAAAGCACTAACAATATCACTGGTGTTGTAACTTATACAAGAGGCACAGCAGACACAGATACAACTTGCAGTGTTATAGTAGCAGGTCGTATTCTGAGAGTTGCTGAAGGAGTCATACCTCCAGGGCAAGCAGTTATGCCAGGAGCCACAACACCTCTAGACAAGGTAAAAGTCTATGCTGGAACTGATAATGATGCTGTAATAGGCACATATGTTCTGAATATAACGCAGCATCATGATATGGATGCTGTATTACCATCAACAATTGATGGGGATATCATAGTGATAGATGTTCTAGAGAAATCAGTGGAGTTGATAGCTTAATTGAGCCAGATTTACAGCCCACAATATTCTGGCATGGGATATAATAGCAATCCAGAATATATTGAAAGTTTAGTATCAAAAGAGGTAAAGAAGTATCAAGACCAAGGCAAAGTCCAGAATGCAATGTATAATCCTAAATCAGGATTCATACATGTAACAACTGAATCAGTAGAAAAGATTAGCAGTGAACATTGGAATAACTGGCCAAAAGTAGCCAACTATGAAAATTATAAGAAGCTGAAAGCCCAGAATGCTAGCGGACAAAAGAATGCTGACCAAGCAACCTATGACTACATAATGCCTGAATTCCAAGACCAGGCTTTAAGATATTATGAAAAATTCAAGGCTAAAGGAGCAGCAGTAATAACCTCAACAGAATTTCCCCAGATAACAGTCACCCAAGTTTCTCAAGCCTTGTTAAACAGACAGCAACTAGTAGCACAGAAATACAACCTACTGGGAATACCAGAAAAGCTTACTGTATCAGACACCATAAACATTGTCTATCCTGAATACAACAACACAACTCAAACTGTGAGAGTTGGATACAAGGAGAATGAAGCAATAGACACCTCAGGTTATGGGGCATTTACTCAGACTAATGTTACGCTGAAAAAGGCAGGAGCAGGAATGGCCTTTACAGAGGAATATTATATGAGACAATTCACAATGGATATTCAAGCTCTTATATTAGAAAAAATTGCTATAGACTTTACTGCAGCAAGATATAACAGAATCAACACAAAACTAGCAGCATTAGGCTCAGCAACAGGAGCAGACTGGGCAGCATATACAGCTGGCAATCTTCAATCAACAAACAGACCATACAACGATCTTAACGCAGTAAGACTAGCAGTAAACAGTGATAAACTAGCAACTGTAGATATGATAGTAACTAACGAAAAGCAATGGATTGACTTTTACACAAACACATGGGTTCGTGGACTATTCAACCAAGATTCTTCACTAACACCAGACATGAACCAGATAATTGCTGGTCCTCCAGGTGTGCCATGGGCGCGACAGTGGATCATTAACGAGGACGTTCCCAATGATACAGCTTACATCCTAGACCATAGATACATAGTAGATATTGAAGGACCAAGAAAGACCCAGCAAATAAACACATACAACCCTGACCAAACAATATTCATACAGAAGGAATGGTTTGATATTGTAGTGCCTTCAACCAGAAGTGCATGGGGCAAGAAACTCACTAGCATCTAAAACTTTTTACTTCACTTCATTTCATATCTTATTATTTTATGATTTTTAATGACTCTGAACAATTAAGACAGGAATATGCCAAGATAGGTGAAACCTATGAAGACAGTGAACCAGAAAAACACTGGAAATTCATTCTAAAGCAAATACAATCAGACCCAGATAAGAAAGAAACCATTCAAGAGATGACAAGAATAGCTGTGGCACCAGGAGAAGAATACATAGTATACAATCATATGTGGTCTGGAAAAAATCCAATAGGTTCGTATGTGAGTGATTCACAAACAGAAGTAGGAGTTTATCCAAAATTTGAACCCATCTATGAACGTTTTATCAATGAAGACAACACATATGAACAACGCCTAATAAGCAAAAACACAACCATAGCCTATTTCATACCATTTGACAAAGAACATGCTGAAAACCTTCACAAGCTATGTAATGATATAACAATGAAGGCAGGCCTAAGAACAGTTTATCACATAATGCCAGAAGGAGGCACAAAGATAACAGTAGACTCATACCAGGATTGGTTGAATGGTGAGTTTGATGACCTAATGAAAAATGGCAAAATAACTACAACAACTACCAATGTAACAACAAGTCCAACACAACAAATAAAGAACAAGCGAACCAATGTCGAAATGTAAATACTTTTTCAACTGCCCTTATGTTCAACCAAATGGCTTCACATGTAACCATGAAGATGAAGCCTCTGACTATTGTGGAGCATATAAAATGATTGAACGATGGAAATATACTCATTCAAAAGCAGAGAGAAAAGCTATCGGGTTCGATTAGCAAAAAGTAATAATTTAGCTAGTTCATGCTCATGACGTAGCACAGTATCAAGTGTTTGATTCAGTGTCTTATTACCAGCTATGAATGCTAGACGTGTAAACAAGACCTGCTGATTAGCTAATATCTCATCTATATCTCGTTGGACATTTTGCATGTTTGATGTTACATTACTTCTGAATTTATCCTGTGTGGCTGCAGCCTTGAAGAAATAGATATTTTGTTGTTGCAATTGTTTAGAGAGGTTCAGGTTTGCTTGTGTTGTAATATCTATTTTTCTTATTAGCTCAGCTATCGAAGTGTTTAGCAACAATCTAATCTTTAATTCTTCGAGATCTGATTGTCTTTGAACTTGATGTGTAAGATTTAGTATCTCTTCATTCAACAACCTATTAGTCTGATAATAATAATTGGACAATCCACCCTGTATGGCAAGAAACAAGAAATTGATAGTAAGAAATATCATGATTAGCTTCCCTATTGAAATATTACGTAATCCTGGGAATAGTGGCATTTTTTTAATCGATCTATTGAGTATGATTTAATTTGTCTAAACGATAACTATGAAGCTCTAGCTTGCTAGACATGTTTTCTATCTTTTCACCCTGCTTCATTACTATACTTTCAATACCCTCAACTCGTTTCTCCACTTCATTAATCTTTATTGAACCTGTTAGTGTGTTATCTGCTGTCTTACTCATCTTGCTCATACCATTCAACACAACACTAATTATCATGCCAATTACCGCTGGAATTAATATCAGACCCCAATTAATGCCATCTTCAGTCATGTTATTTTGCAGTAATTATCTTGGATTACCTATGGTTATAACATACAACATATGATGGATTTCGGTTCCCTACTGATGCAAGCACCTACTGCTACACCGCCAGTAATTCAACAAACAGCAGTAGACTCAGCAGTAGCATTAACCACAGCTATAGGTTCACTAGTAGCAACAATAGGTGGCATTATAGCAGCCGTAGCAGCGTTTCTAAAAAGCAAAAGCCATGATCCCAAGATAAGCAAGGCTCTTGATTCAGTAGTTGATGTTGGAAAACTAGCAACAGCCATGGGCCAGAAAACAGTAGAACAGCAAAAAGATCTTAGAACTGTGGCTGAAGTAATAACAACAATGTCACCAGAAGCCAAGAAAATACTAGATCAGCATCAAAAAGACCTTGACTACTGGAAAGAAAAGGCAGACATATCACAGCAACAGCTTAACAGACTATTGCCATTAGTGCCCAAAGAAGCTCAAGCTAACACAATAGATAACTTGCCTAGAGAAAGCACCAAAACCCTATCCGCTAATTAATTAGTTAGCAGGCTTCAAATATCTTGTCTGAACATTAACAGACAACACCCACCAATCTGTTTCAGGATTTTGTATATTGCTAAAGGTGCCATAACCATGAAAATTATTCAAGCCCTGACTTAGAGAAAACTGTGTAACTTTCAAATCATTTAAACCTGTTATAGCCAATGTAGAAGACAACCCACCAACAACCACCAACTTCTTTTCTAAGAAATTAGCAAATTCTTTCAAATATTGTGGCTTACCTTCCTTAGTCCATAATGTTATAACATAAATGGTTGAGGAAGCTTTCCAATTAGCAGCACTAGCACCTAAATTGAATCTCTCAGGCTGCTGATAGTCTTCAGCCACTATGAATGAAGTGTCTTTAACCCCACCAGCAAAGAAATTCCACATAATATCAGTTTCTAGTGGCAAAACAGTAGGGTCAGGCAAAGCATTGCGATAGGGTGTGTATAATGATCTCAAATAATTATAGATTAACTCATCTGGATATAGTAATACCACTATGGATTGCCACTAACCCAGTAAAAGCCATCGGTAATTTGAGAGTTTTCCATATTAGAGGATTTCTTAAGCTTTGGAAATTTAGAACTGGCCCATATTATGCCCTGTGGATTCATTGGATAGGTTACAGGCTGGCTAGAAGATACATAATCACCTGTTAAACTAGATGTATCAAACTTGGTAATGCTCTGAATAATAAGCATTGCTTCATCCCACAGTCTTTGTTGAGTAGGTTCAGTGCCCTGTATGTTTATCATACATTCAGCAGCAGCCAGATATCTAGATGCTTTCTGAATAGCTGGATAATCAGTTTCACCAACAACCCAGCTCTTAAATGTCATTCTATCAATCTGAGAATCAGCACTGGCAATAGCAGTGGTTATGGTAGTAGCATCAACCTGATTTCGTAAATTACCTAATAATGCTCTAACTTCTGATTCAGTAGAATACGGTGAAGCCAATTTTGATAGTTCCCATATTTCAAAAAGTCCTCGCTTTATTAAATGAGCTATATCCCAACTGCTGCAGCTGACATTATCAAACAGCCGCAGTTTACAGAGGAACTTGTAGATGGCACACTACCATTATCAGGACCAACATTTGTATCATGTGGATTTGTTGAATCATTAAATGAAAATGTAGCAGAAGCAAATAATCAGATTAGACCATTAGGCTCATATGATGTTCAAAAGAAGATTAGGCTTAATGAAGAAATAACAGGTGAAATTGCTTTCCAACCCTCAGATTTCAAACTAATGAAACGAGGCATCTTAACCCCAGTAGCACCTTCAGCAACACCAGCAGACCCAACAATGGTTGCACCTAATGGCACTAATGGTGTCAGTATTTCAATTCTATTTACAGCATTAATCAATGGTGTAGAAAAGTGGAAGATATTCAAAGGTGTTCGTTTTGATGGTTGTTCTGGCACTATAGAACGTGAATCAGGCTTTAAAGTGACGATGCCATTCCATGCCAAGGATGTTACAGACTGGATTGTAACACCAACCTTTGCACCAGCAGCCACATACGCAGCTGCACCTTCACTAACACCATGGTCAGGCATAACCAGTGGAGCAGACCCACTGGACATTAACAGCGTAAAATATGATACTACCAGCTTCAAATTTGATGTAAATTGGACAATAGCAAGACCGTCTTTCAATGGTCTTACTACCTACAAGGTTAGTAAGCCTATCAAAAGAGAAATCAAACTATCATTCAACACTGTAACTATTGGAGGCACACTAGTGGGAGATTTGAGAGGCTTTACAGCAAGAGATATAGAATATACAATAGTTGCTGCTGGAGTTAACAAAATGAAGTTTAATCAATGCAATTTCGATACCTACAGTAGAGCAATAGCAGGTGACTCTGATGAAGTCTGGATGGAAGAGTATGAAGCCCAAGCAACCAATGGCATAACATTTACAGGCACGTAATCCTTTCTCTATTTTATTGTCTGAATCTGAAGCTGAAGAAGATAAGCTAGAACAAGAGCCAATAGAAGAATCAGTTACATTTCAAGTAGATAAATCAACATTAGACCTCATCCGCAAAAAGATGGAGGATAAATACAACAATTTCTGGGGAGATGTTATTGATGATGAGCAAAAGAAAACCATAGAGATAGCTGATAAATTAAACCCAGGCCAACTCTACACAATCAACAACAAACAATATGAATTCAAACAGGTAGGCATGAAGAGATGGAAAGAGCTAACCAAGCTAAAGGTAAAGGGTGATGCTGAGAAAGACCCTGACAAACAAACAGATCTCCTAACTGAATATTATATGGGAGTGCTTACAGATATGTTTGGTTTAACCACAGATGAGGCTGACCTAGTCCCACCAGGAGAAGCCAGGATGGTAGGTGACGCTGCAACCTACAAAGTGCTGCATCCAGTCCCTTTACATCCCGAAAAATTAAAGAGTGGTTCTACCTCAGGCAGCAGCTAAGCAAAGAAGCCACTGAGGAAGAAATTTGGTGGGTTAATTCATACATTTACTTTCGTATGCTAAAGAGACATAGATGGGAAATAGAACAGCGAGAGCCTTATGCTGGAGAGTTGGAGGGCATGATTATAATGCTTCAATTTCAGAGTGATAGACAGCGTATGGACTATGAGAAGGAAAAACAGAAACAGGAGAGCCAAAACCAAAAACAAACAAGGAGGTCTAAGAGTCTCTAACTAATGCCATGGCAAATAACTGTTGATGTATCAAAGGTAGTGCCAAAGCTTACAAATCTATCAATTAAAGCACAATCAGATATTCCAATTAAAGCCTTTACAGCTGCAGCAGTAGAACTCCAACTTTCAGCTAGAGCATTAGCACCAATTAGAACTGGTGCATTAAGAGAAAGCATTCAACCAGGCCCAGCATCAGCCCATGGTGTTGAAGTAGAGGCTGGAGTAGATTATGCTGGATATGTAGAATTTGGAACTAGATACATGTCAGCAAGACCGTATATGAGACCATCAATAAATCAGTCTATTCAAGCCTTAGTTGATACAGCATTGAGAGAGATAGGAACAGCAATCAGGTAGGTAATATAAATAAACAAAAATGTCTAGTGCTACTGTCACAGTTAATTTTGTTGCTTCTGGTGGTAACCAGATTGCCACTAATGCTAATGAGGCTAATACAGCAGTTAAAGCACTTGGAACCAGCTCACAAACAGCATCAAATGAAGTAGCAGGACTAGGAACTAAATCACAAACAGCAGCAGCTGGAGTTAGTAAAGTAGGAACTTCTGCTGGTGGATTAAGAAGTGTTCTAGGAACTCTAAGAGCAAATATTACAACAGTAGCAGGTTCCATGTCTACTCTCATAGGAACTGGTGTTACTCTGATAAGCAATTGGCATGCTATTGCTGATGCACAAAATGACCTCACAAAAGCACAGAATGCTGTAGCAAGAAACAACACAGCGATAGAAGCAGCACAAATCAGATTAAACAATGCAATAGCCAAGTATGGACCTAACTCAGACCAAGCCAGAATAGCAGCTCAAAAACTGGCTAATTTACAGGCTAAACAAGCCCCATTAGCTCACAGTGTAGAAGTAGCACAACGAGGTGTTAATGAAGCCTATCTAAACTTTGTAGAGAATCTTGTTCCAAGTTTATTAACAGGAGTAGGAGGCATTGTTTCATTATTTGGAGGCTTATCATCAAAGGCAGCACCAGCTGAAAAAGCAGTAGCTGGATTAGGTAATGCATTCGCAACAACTGGCAAGGCATTACCAGGTGCATCTAGTGGACTTTCAAGCTTTGGAACTGCATTAAAAGGTATTTTATTAAACCCTTTCACTATAGCCCTGACTGCATTATCATTATTACTAACAGCAATAGCCACTAATGCATTTGGATTTAGAGATGCTCTAAATGCTGTAGGAGTAGCAATAGGCAATGCTATACCAGGCCTAAAACCATTTCTTCTACTCATTCAAGGCATTGGAGCTAAATTTGGTCTAGCAGGTAATGATGTAAAAGATGCTGATAAACAAATCAGAGACTCATTAGGTGGTATACAAAAAAGCTTTGAAGGTCTAGCAAAGGCAGTAACTCCAGCAATAAACAAAATCAAGGATGATGTTGTAGGAGCATTCAATTTTGTTGTTGCTGGTGCAAAACAATTTGTAAACCAGCTAGGAAGTGGTGATGTTGTTGGAGCATTAAAGACAGTATTTGGAGGAGCAGTTCTAGCAGTCCAAGGTTTAGGCAGAGAAACTCAATCAGCATTTGGTCAGTTTAGAACTTCAGTAGATGAGGCAGTTAGACAGATTAAGCGATTTCACCCTGAATTTGGGCCACTAGCAGAAGACTTTAGAGGCTTCACAATAGCTGCTGATTTAGCATTCAAGGGTAATTTCCAGAAAGCCATAGAGGTAGCAATACATAACCTGGTAGATCTTGGTAATAGTTTAACACAGTTTATCACAGGACCAGCAAAACAATTTGCAGATAAACTTGGAGCAATGATACTAAGTGGAATAACCTATTTTGTTGAAAATGCTCCTGGTGAATTAGCCAAGGCAGCAGGTGCATTTAATTCCTGGTTTTCTAGCACAGTGGTTCCATTTGCAACTAAACTAGGCCAGCAACTAGCAACAGGTCTAGGCCAATTAGCAGCAGCTGCACCAGGAGCCTTACTAGCTGCGTTTAGTGCTATAGAAGGCTTATTCACCTCAAATGGTCAATCAGCAGCAGGTAAATGGCTAGCAGAGGTAGGCAAGATATTTCTACAAATACCAGCAGAGCTAGCTAAAGCATTTCCTGAAACAACAGCCAAATTCAATGAATTAGTAACAGCACTAGGAAAGGCATTAGCACCTGTTGCTGGTCTAGTGCAAACTTATATCATAAATCCTATACTTTTAGTTGCTACAGCAGTAGCAGGAGTAGGTCAATCCATAGTTAATGCTGTTGTAACAGGATGGACTCAATTTACAAGTCTAGTTCAAACTTACATTATAAATCCAATTCTACTAGTAGCATCAGCAGTTGCCTCAGTAGGTCAGGCTATAGTTACAGCAGTGGTTACAGGTTGGACACAGTTCGCAAGTCTAGTCCAGACTTATATCATAAATCCAATATTGCTGGTAGCTTCAGCTGTATCTTCTGTTGGGCAATCCATAGTTACAGCAGTGGTTACAGGTTGGACACAGGTAGCAGCATCAGTTCAAACATTCTTCATAAATCCAATTCTAAAGATAGCATCAGCATTAAGTGGTGTTGGACAGGCTATAGTTCAGGCTGTTGTAACAGGATGGACTCAATTAACTAGTTCAGTTCAGACCTTTTTCATAAATCCAATACTAAAGATACCATCAGCTCTTTCTTCAGTAGGCCAATCTATTGTCAGTGCTGTTGTAACTGGATGGACTCAGATAGCCAATTCAGTAACGCAATTCATGACTAATCCACTAAAGAATATACCAGCAGCATTAGGAGCAGTAGGCCAGGGAATAGTTAATGCTGTAGAAAAAGGTTGGAGTCAGATAGCAGAGAAGGTTAGGAACTTTATTGTTCAACCAATTCTAGACATTCCAAAAAACATTGGGGATATTGGTAAAACAATAGGAGATAAAATTATCGCAGGCTTGCAAGGTGCAGCCAAATTTATACAGGGTTTGTTAAGTGGTCAACCAGCACTGGCAAAAGGCCCAGGAGGTGGAGGACCTAATATTATTCAAATTCCAGCTGGAAGCAACCCAGAAGAGATCAACAAACTAACAGCAGCTCTCAACATTGCCAACAGAGCTATGCAAACACTAGGCCAAACAGCAGCAACAGTTTTCACCCAAATTATACAAGAAGTGGCTTTAGTAGCAGCAGGAATTAATCAGGGCTTTGCTAGAGGCATAGCAGATGCATCAGGAGCATTCATAACCCTTCAGACTAACGCAGCAACTGCCTTTCTAAATATAATTACAGCATTAGGTCAAGTCGCTAGTGCATTCCAATTAGGATTTCAGAAGGCAGTGGGTGATGCTGGTGTTGCATTTGTAACTTTACAAACCAATGCTGCGACTGCCTTTGTAAACATAATTACAGCATTAGGCCAACTTTCTAGTGCATTTGGTCTAGCCTTCCAGAAAGGAATGGGTGATGCCACTGCGGCAATGCTTACTCTTCAACAAAACATAGCAACTGCCTTTGTTAACATCATAACAGCATTAGGCCAGATAGCCACAGCCTTCACCTTAGCATTCAACACAGCAACCAAGAATGCTGGTGTTGCCATGAACTCTCTCACTGTAAACATAAATGGTAACATAGCAACCTGGATAAAAGACTGGACTACAGCCACCACTGCTCTAGTTACCAGTTTCAATGCAGCAACCAAAGCAGTAGGCACTGTTATGAATGGCCTGTCAACAAACATCAATGGCAATACAGCAAATTGGATCAAAGCTTTCAATGCAGCAGCAACAGCCCTAACTAATGATTTCAACACAGGCACTAGAAATGCTGGAACAGCAATGAACAGCTTAGCAAGTAATGTAAGTTCTAATTCTAACAACATGATATCATCCTTGAATAGGGTGGCAAGTGCCATGAACAATATAGGCTCAGCAGCAAGTTCAGCCAGAAGCCAGGTTCAATCTCTTATTAATTCAATCAACAGCATACCTTCATCTAAAACAGTAACTATCAACATAATTGAACATAGAACAGTAGTTCAACGAACAATACCAGCACCAGCAACAGCAACAGCAGCCACAGTATTAGGTGGAATACCAGGATCAGCAACATTTACAACAGAAACAAGAGGCACAATATTAACACCAGGAGTAGTATTGCCAGGAGGAGCTGGAGGAGGAGGTAGACGTATAATTGTAGAGCTTAGAGAGCCAACAGTCATAAATCTAGATTCAAGAGAATTGATAAAAGTAATCAATAAGAAATTGTTGGAGTTGGATATAGGTGCCTTGATGTAAAATGTCAACAATCACACCTGATTATATATCTGGAATACCACAGAAAACCAACCTAGACGATTATATTGAACCTGCTAGATGCAGCATAGAATTTTGGGATTTACAAAACCTTGAACTTAGATATTCATATGATTCATTTTCACCACCCAGTTCTTCTGGGGGAGCTCTTGCCATAGCATGCAGAGTAAACCCACCAGGTGTTGCCTCAGTAGGCAGTTTTGATATTCTGATAGAAGACAGTGAGAAAAGTCTTGACTTTAACCTAACAAGACGAGCTAACATAGTCATAATTAAAGCCAAGAAATATCCAAATCAAGATTATCTAAATCTGCTATATGGTAGAACTAAAAAAGTCAAAGCACTAAGACCTGGTGGAAATCAATTACAATATCAATTCTCAGGTATAGGAGCAGGAGGTGTGTTAGATGAAAGAATAGTCAATATACAAAAGATAGCAAATGCATCAATAACAACAACAGCAACCAACACCACCACAACAACTGATTTCACAACAATAGACCCATTTGCTAATGATATAGACATGCAGACTAACAACTTATTCAAAGCTTTACTATCAGATACATCATCATATGTAGTCCCAGATGTAACAATTCAAGAGCAGCTAAACATGTCTGATGACACTATAAACCTGCTAGATGCTTCACCTGTATTAATAAAAATTCTAGCAATTAATCAAAAATATGTTACAGCCTCATCAGCTCTTCAAAGTATGCTTGAAACTGTGGGTGCTGATGGTGGAATAAATAGTTATAATGAGCCTTACCTGAAATGGCCCAACACCCAACTTTCTGGAATAACACTAAGATCATGGAATGATGATATAGCTGGACAGGGCTTGGAATCAGCCAACATTAACTCTTATTTTGTGGATGCATTTGACTGGGAATTAAGCTGGCTTAAGGAAGATGGCTTTACAAACAGATTCATATCTCAAACCAAAAGCATGACGATAGAAGGTGGCAATGCCAACACCACATCAGGAGCATTCAACACTAATGGCTTTGTCTCTCTCAACCAAAAAGATTATGCCTTACAGATAGACCCTAAGCAAACCAGAATCCAAAATCTAGCAGTAGTAATAGAAAAGAAAGGAGCAGGCACAACAGACCCCGAGCTAGTCACAACAGTTCATGGCCACATTGTTGAAGATATTGATGATGCACCAATAGGCCAGCAGGTAGCAGTATGGGATATTCCACTAGCCAGAGTGCCAAAGAACACACCAACAGCCATGTTTCTAACCAATATAGTATTCACAGGAAACCAGACAATAAACAGCGCAAAGAAATACTGGATAACCATCTACAATAGAGGAGGTAGCCTAGATAACACAATAAACTGGTATACTGTGCCAACACCAGATGGAATGGTTTCAAATATTGCTAGTAGGGTTGTAGCAAAGGGTTTACCATGGGCAGCTAATCATAACCTAAACAATGGCTGGGAAGTTATACTAAATAACCCAAGCATGCTAGCTTTCACAATCTTTGATAATTTCACTCACAACATAGTAGCTGAAGATATAGAATCTCAGGAACAATTTGGACTAGTTGAACAAACCATAGCCACACCCTTTGAAGAAAGCCCACTAGCAGCACAACGCTATTTGGATGGCTTGCTACAATATTCAGCAATGCCAAAGATGACAACAACCCCTGGCAATGTCACAATTCCCAATGCCTTGTTCATGCCTGGTATTTTGATAAACATAGAAGACACAGTTAGTGGAATAGCACCAGCTCAAAACTTTCAGGCTGAGCTAGCAGATTTAGAATATAATTTTGGTGGTGATGAAGATACAGCATTGGGAGCACAATATGTTAAGGTTAACCCAATTGGATATTATAATTGGAGGCTAGAAAGCAGTGGTTTTTGAACATAAATATAAGATGATAACAAGCCTGGATTTTCTTGATGTAACTCAAGGCACAACATGGCAATCAAATGCCTACACTAGAATACGAAAAATATATGACCAGATAAACTATTACCAAAAGAAAAAAATGCACATAGACAAATATCTATTAATCAATTCATTTGAAAATGAACTAGATAGATATTGGAACGATCAGACTATTCACGACAATATTATTCCAGAACCAATAGCACAGACAATGAAATTCGACCGTGTTTTAAATTCAGGAAGGACATTAGCTGCCTCTATAATAACGGGAGAACGAGGCGACAGATTCGACTACTTAGCACTTGGGACTTCACAAGTTGCTGTGACTGATGCTGATTTTAGATTATACAATGAAATTCTAAGAGTAAATGTTAGGCAGAATGGTGGTTTCATATCAGCAGCAGGAGCCATAATAAAACATAGTGGGTTAATGTCACCTGGAGAAACTTCAATGGTTGTTTATGAGATAGGCTTTGTTAACATGGCTGTTTTTGACCCTGAACAAATGATGTGGAATCGCTCAGTCTTTCCAGCTAACAAAGGTGTAGACCATAATCAAAATGAAGATTTCTTTTCAATAACTCATTCAGTATACACGAGTAGTTCAGAATGAGCAGTGTAGGCTTTAGGCAATTAGGAAAACAAAGCACTCTCACTAGTCTTGTAAGAGGTTTAGCTGCAGAATATCAAAAGTTTGTAGCTAGACAGGTAACAATAGAAAACACTGATTTCAAAGCTATACATCGTTCAACACAAAGCTTGCTAAAGTATAATGAATTAACACTACAATCAAAGGTAAAACCAGTAACAACACAATTCTATGCACCATATGAACCAGACTTTAACCATGTTGTTTTAATGCTGCCATTAATGCAGATGGGTAGATATGCTATAGATGCATCAGGCTTTGGTAATAGAGGAAAATATGCAGGAGCTGGCTATGCTCCACAAAAGATAATGGATGATGGCATAGACATTGGCTTTGGTGAAAACTCACAATATTTTGATTTTGATGGAACTTACACATTTGTTTTTGTAGAAGATGCTCCCAAATTACGAGCACAGAAAGTAAATTCTATGACTTTTACTTTTAGAATATATCTAAAGCCTAATAGCTGGACTCTATCAGACCCACAAGACCAATCAAAGCCACGTTATATATTCGCCAAATCAGATGATGACCATCAGCAATTTGGTTATGCCTGTGCTATGTATTCTGATGGCTCGATAAAATTCACATGGTCAAAAGCTGGAGTAAGAACTACAGTCGTAACACCTCAAGGCACTATAGCCACAACTCACGCTGGTTATACAAACACAGGTTACACAGCAACTGGATATGATGTTGAAGCCATACAACAACAAACCCCAGAAGATATGGCTTCTCAAACTATAGCCATGTTTCAAGTAGCAATTCTATGCAATGTGCAAGAAGGCTATGATCCAAATGGCTATGATTTTAATGGATATATAACAGGCTCAGGCAATGACATACAAATAGCAGTAGACAGCCAATTTTTCTTTCCAGAAGAGCCACATGCTGTTGTCACTTACTACAGCCAGAAAAGCATAGACCACCTAGACTTATTCACAGGAAACCAAGAAGATATACCAGATGATATTGATGACCCTCTAGCCACATTAAGAGTGCCTAACTATCACGAAAATTATAGGTTGAGAATAGGAGCAGCTTACCCATTCTCAGGAGATCAACAAACATGGTATAAGTGGATTGGTGGAATTCAAGATTTTAGAATGTATAGAGATATGCAACTCACAGTTGGAGATATACAAGCTTTATTTGATAATAAATTAAGCATAGCTCAATATCCATTTGGCCAGATTGCGCTAGCAGGCTACACTTTATTATTGCCAACAGCCCAAGGTTGTTGTGGCTATGATGCTGATGGTTTTGATGGCTCAGGATATGACACAGGTTATCATGGTAAAGATGTTGTAGTTCAACTAACGGAGAATATTCATGTTGGCCACTAATTGCAATGCTAGTATAAATAAACTCGTTTGGGGGGATAAAACCAGATGAGTGCCAGCATAGACATAGGCCATGACCTTGACATTAATACAGCCTATCTCAGCCCAGGTAAACTAAATGCCAAAACCTTTGCCATTGGAACCTGCCAATACATCAATAGTTTAGATTTAAGCCAGATAAACCCAGGTAAGCCATTCAGAACAATAGGTAACACAGAGAGTGGTGGTTTAAAGCCTGATAGAACATATTTTCTAAGCGCAGATGGTAGTCATCTTGTCCCAGACTCAGGAATATTCCACCTTCATAACTCAGATGCAACAGATGACGGCGGATTATACAGAAAGATTAGGCTGGCCAATTTTGCAAGCTGGGTCAACTTTGATATGGTATTTCCACGCGCAGCTGCCTTCAAAAGTCTTAGCCAAGGAACTTCAAATGCCGCTGATGTGCAGGATAACCTCACCCTTACCACAGGAACAGCAACAGGCGATTATATCCACATTAGAGCACAAGGAGGAACACTTGACCTATCCAAACAAAGTGCATTTGCTATAAATGGTTATTCACCAAGCAACACAAAGATAACAGTAAAACTAGGCATAGGCATGGAAAATGTCAATGTCCAGGAAGGACTCGATAAAAGATATGGACTCGAGGCTTGTGACACTGCAGGAACAGCTAGACAATATTCTATCGTCTCAAGCAACGGTGTTGGCTGGGATGCCGACCCGACAACGGAAGAAATATTGCAAACTGCTGCAAAGGGTCTTACAATCATTCATAATCCGAATGTTAGTGTTAATCTATCGCGCTACATCTCCAACCTTGAAACAGTATCAGTCAAAACTACGAATGTTCCTAACAGCGGTGCATTGGCTGGTGGTAAAGTTGTTAGCTGTGGATTCAAGACAAATGAAAGCATTCAAAAATTCTACTATATCTTTGGTATGAGAATGGAAGGCGCATTACCAGACCAATATTTTAGTCCAGTTGCTGTGCTTTAACATGACTCTAAAGTGTGGTTGTTGTGAAGCCTGTATCTGTGAAGAATGTCCAAATTGTGACTGTGACTGTCCTAAGAGTGAACAAAAATGATGTATACCAAAACAGTAACAATGTGTAAAGCCAGACACATAAGAAAATACATAACCCAAGAAATAGGCTATAATGTTGATTTCACTTTTGATTATAATAAAGACGAGGTAACAGCAACTTTCACATGCTCAGATGACTATGCTGACCCTCACATTTGTCATAATCGTGAGGATCTCGAAGAGTATATAATCAGGAGATATGGAGCATTCCTACTAAAACAAAATCTTTCGACGCCGAAAAACTTTGCTATGGATATGAAGAAAATTGGTGAAGCCTTAACAAACCCTATGCTAAAAGGCAGAGACAACTATCAAGATGAATACACCAAGATTGTATCAAATGAAGAATATCGCAGACTTAGAGAACTGGGATTCAAATATGAAAAAGAACTGAAAACTTCATCATACACCAAAAATGTCTATGAATATAGAATAGGATTATGGCAGGGTAAAAAATAGATGGTTGACCTAACAACAATTCTAGACCAATTAGAATTTAGACTCAGTGGTGGAGAAATAAATATTAATCCATTCCTAAGTCTGGGTGGAGCTATGTCTAATGCCATTCCAGATGCCAAAATAGTTTCTGGAACATTTGATAATGTGTGGGATGATATAACAGTTCAAGAAAGACTTGGAGGTGATACCTCATACAGATGGATATATTTCTACAACAATAGTCTTGAAACTCTTTATAATTTGAAAATGTATTTTCAACAATTAGACCCATTTGTTGCTGCTACATTTCACAAATCTGGACCCATGGTTGTGCCTATTTTACAACCAGATGAACACACAAGACCAGCTGATGCAGAAGTTGGAGCTAACACTGACCAAATAATACCATGGGGAGGCATAACTGATAACTTTGATACGACTTTGGAATCTCTAACCCAATTAGGCCCATTACAATGGGTAGCAATAAGCCTGCTAAGATTCATACCTGCTGGAACAGATAGCCACATAGAAGCACAATACAAGTTAATAATTGAATCAAGGTCTTGATTTCATAGTAAGATGCCAGTAGCAGCAAGTGATATGAAAATATACTACAGTGGTGGTGCTTCAAAAGCAACCCCAGATGGCAACCAGGGAGGAGCCATCAGTAGTGTAGCAGTCTTTGATCAAGATCTAACAATACCTACACTAACAACAGAAACAATGTGGAAAAATGTCACATTTGATGAACGTATGCTGGGAATAAAGAAATACCATTGTTTTTATCTAAAAAATAATAATGCTACTAACACAGCCACAGCCATAAAACTATACATAGATGCTGATACAACAGGACCCGACAAAATCAAGCTTGGCTATGCAGGGACAGTCCCAAATACTCTGGAACAATCAATTGGTGGTGCCTCAATTCAGCCAAAATATGATGTGCCTCTCAATTCTTCAGAAGCCAGGATGGATAATGATAGAACTAGATCAGGTCAATCAGTTGATAGCACTAGATCTTCATTATATAATGTAGCTCCAGTTCAGATAGATGCCTATCTCATAAAACATGGTAATCCATCAGATAGCACACCAGTGAAATGTTTTGTTAGATCATTCTTTGCTGATGCTGATATTGCAACTGCTACAAGAGCAGACTTTGGACAAGTAGCTGCATCATCAATACCAACAACTAGCACAGTAACTACATTCACAAATCTATCAAACACTTACAAACTTAGACTTGATGACATAATATGGTTTGAATATAAATCTGGAACACTAACTGATTATATAGCAGTGAATAGAAGCCCAACAGACCCAGTTGCCTATTCTCATCAAGTAAATTATGATGGCCAGATAATTAGGAATGTGCCTGACTTTGATTTATGCATGAAGGTAAGCACAGCTCTCGTAACACCAGGTGGGGTGGATACAACTGCTCCCACTGGTGTAACCTTCTCAACCCCTAACACAAGAGATACAGCCATAGCTCTACCTGATTTAGCACCAGGAGCATTTGTTGGATTTTGGATGCAACTTGAAGTGCCTACACGTTCAGCTTATTTCCTAAAAGACAAGAGTGAAATAACAATAGAATGGAATAGTTAATGCTGGATAGTAAAGCTACTATGCTAGAAAGGTTGGCGCTGCAGCGGAAGGTTAGGGCTGATGAACTATCCAGAATTAACTAGACTAGCTAGCTAGGAAATTTATTCATATCATGCTGTTCTGCAAATTGCTTTACTGTTGTCGTAAGACCGCCGCCAGGAGCAGGAGGCGGCGGATTCGGGTCTTGCGGAATAACACTTTCACATGTTTGTTTAGCGGCAATTCCTATTCTATAAACATGTGTTGAGGCAACAAGAACTTTTCCAGGTTGAGGAACAGGATCACCAAATGTGCCACCAGGATTTATTGTTCTAACACTCATTAATCTAAATTTAAGATTTTGAGCAGCATCCCAGCTAAACCCAATAAGAGGACCACCCCATGTAATTATCTGGTCAGCAGCACCATCACAGGCACTATCAGACCCACCCCAACCACCACTATCAGTATATTCACCTATCTTAGCAAAAGCATTAGAAGAACCAGGGTCTAGATAAAATTCTAACTTAACACCCTGTTTACCACCACCAATGTCTTTATTATAAACAGCAAACTTAACACCAAACCAACCATTCAAAACCAAGGGATCAAACAAATCTGGAACATCAACCCAACCTTGAGACCATGGTGTGGCCTGCAAGAAATATTGCTGTTTAACAAACCTAAACTTGCCATCTTTTCTTATTTCCAACTTATAGCTAGAGCCAGGACACCAAGGCATTGGAGTAGTGAATTCAGCACCACGAGCAAATATTGCTATGGTTAGATCATCATCAGCCTGAAGCACATTAAAATATGTAGTAATTTCAACCTGCTCCCAATCATTAACCTTATACATATAGCCACGTGAAGCTATTTCTTTGTGGCTTATGCGCTGTGGTAATGATTTTAAGGTATAACCTGTAGAAGTCTCAACATAAACATGAGGAGCAGGATTATCAATAACAGCAAAACCATCTTGATTTGAACCCTTGATAACACCATCACAATTTAGTCTTGTATCACCATTAAAGTTAAAGACATTGAAATACCAAACTTCACCTTGATCTTGTGAAGGCCATATCTGAAAAACACCATCTATGCCTATTCTACCCATTCTTTTTCAGACAGTAAATAGTTATTACCATAATGATATAACTATCGCTTTATAACAGCAGATGGCTAACGAGATCAAGTTTTATCTCAGTGGAGGGTCTTCCAACACTAACCCTTTTGCAAGTATTGGAGGCTCTATTTCAAATACAGAAATTATTAATGGCCTTCTAAATAATTTATGGTCTGATGTTTCTGAGTCTGATTCAGAAACTGGTGTAACTGACCATAGAGTTATTTTCGTAAAAAATGTTAGTGGTGCACCTCTAGCAGATATGAAAGCCTATTTTGGTGAACTAGATAATTTTGTTGGTCTAGCAATTCTATCCTCAACAACAGCCAACACTGCTGTGCCTCAACTTGCCTCTGCAATTGATGCTGTTACTGACTATTATCAATTCTGGCAAAACATAGGAGAAACACCAGCTGCTCTAATAAGTCTAAATCAAACCAATAAGCGTGTTGTTCTAAACATAGCCACTGTAAAACATCCTGCATACAATCAATTTCCAGATAAAATAGATATCCAAATGGCAAAGGTAGGCTCACCAACTGGCACAGCTACAGTAAAGGTATGGGCTATGGCTGCTGGAACAGTAATACCATCAGCAACAGACAACACAGTGATAAGAACACTTGGAACACTGGATGTTTCAGGTCTTTCTACAACAATGACCACTAAAACCTTCAACACTCCAACTGATGTGGCTTCTAACCCATTACCATCAGTAGGCTGGAGGATAGGCATTGAATACATGGATGGAACAGCAACCAACCATGTTGACATAGCTCAAACTTCACAACCAAATGTATTAGGAACAATTCCACCTGCCAAATATAATGGTGGTTATGCTCAAGCCTGGGATGGCAGCAAGTGGCTAGACTTTGCTGCTAATTCACCAATGTTCAATCTCTATACCAACAGTGGAGCATGTTTTCAAGGTGGTAATCCACCACCACCAGGAGGTGGAACCCCACCACCAGGAACATGTGGAGCTGTAAATGCACCACCAGGGACAGTCCCAGTTGCAGGAGGGGGAGGAGGTGCTATACAGCATGGTTATGCCCTTACTAGTGCAACAGACAATGGCAATGATGGCAATCAAGCCACTGGAGCTATAGACAGAAATCTAGCAACCAGATGGTCACAAAATTCAACCAATGCTCAACTGACAATAGACATGGGCCAAAACCACCCTGTAGACCGAGTAAAAATAGCCTGGTATAAGGGTGATGAACGTAAGGCTAAATTCAACTTAAGCTATAGCACAGACAATACAACATTCACAGATATTCCTCCAGGAACAGGTGCAGGAGGTCCTGGTCAACCACCTTCACCACCAATGACAACTGGCCCACTAACAGATAGAACAAATCTATCATTTGCAAATGGCAAATACACATCAGAATATCATCTTTATGCTGCTGGTCTAAACTGGCAAAAGCCTGTTGGTCTATTGCTATATACTGATGGCTCTGCTGAATTTGGCTTACACCATCCTAATGATACTTACTTGATGGCTGGTAGCAATGGCATGATAGCCATAGCCAAGAAAAATAATATGATATTGTTAACACCCTTCTCACCCAACAAAGCATGTGCTGATGGTGATGGTTCATGCTGGTATCAAGGTGACCCACCAGGCTATGCTAAATGGGTTGAAGACCTTGTTAATTTTATTTATTCACAATATCCAATTGACAAAAGCAGAGTAGCTGCTGGTGGTTATTCTTCTGGTGCTCAATTTTGCACTGAATACTGGGTCCCATCTGGTGGAGCTCAAAGAACAATGACAGCTGGTGTTATTGTTGCTATATCATTTGGAGGTAGACCACAGATGACAGAAGTAAGTTACATGCCTTCATTCAAAACAAATGTTCACATGAACTGGAATACTGGAGTT